ACCACAACCATAAACAGTAGTGCCACCGTTCAATTGACGAACAGCGATTGCAGTAATTGGTTCTGATGCTTTGTAAGGATCAGGGAAACCATTCTCAGAACCAACCTCAATATCGATGATTACAATTGATAGTTCATCCATGTTCCAATCAATCAAACCTTTATGGTTGTCTGCGATAAATGCATATGCGTAACGATCATTACCATAGACTTTAAAATTCTCTACGGATTCATATCGTTTAACAAAGTCCCTTGCCTCTCTAATATTGGAAAACTGCATGGGTTCTAGATATTCACCGAACAGAGTTTTGTAGTCGGTCTTTTTCTTGGCAGGTAAAAAGAGAGTAGGCGCATAGTTGATTTTCTCTTTTATGCGCCTACCATTCTTTACACCTCGATAAAGTATATGAGGACCATATACCGTTATGTTTGTGTAGTATTTACTCATTAAAGTGTTTTTGCAATTTGTATTCCGGATCCGAAGATAGAGTTATACTGATTTTCTAATTCAAGTATAGGCGTAGTAGTGGTTAGAATATCATTTTTTATAATCTGTATTCCACTTCTGAATTCATTAGTATAATCTAAAAATGGAGAAAAAGCAATACTTCCAGTATCGTTTGCCGCACGTGGTGGAATCTGTACCACCTGTACAGGTTCTTTAATAGTCACATAATTAAATTCTGGTAAATCTTCAACATTCCCCATTAGGGTATGATTAGTTTTTAGTGTTAGTAGTTTTACCATTATACTGCCACCTTTATGTCAGCATCTAAAACCCTTAGGGTTACCCACTTGCGAGGGAATAACATTTCCCTTCCAACAAAGTCTTTCATATCATACGTTGGGTCATCAACAAGACCCAACAACTCTACCTTGTTGTCAAAGTCACGAAGGAACAAGTCATACTTGTATGCCTTAGGTGCGTTCTTTTGTGATGCGATGTTTTTTGCGAGTTCACGAATGTTCATATATTTTTCCTCAGTTAATAAATTATTGGCGTTGTTGTGCTTTAAGTTGGGCAATTATTTGTTGTATCTCATTTCGAATTCCGTCGTTAATACTTGGTATCCATGGAAGAATTCTTGACAACAAACGAATAACATCATTAGGGTTCATATTGGCGAATTGGAATATTGCATTTTGTTAAAAAGTCTATTCCATCATTGTTTTTTAAGTTGAGATGTTTAAAAATCACTTCCGAAATTCCCGCTTGATAGATTTGTTTTGCACAATCCATGCAAGGAGCATGTGTAACAAATATGGAAGCACCTTCTGAAGAATTAGTTGAGCGGGTTACCTTTGCAAGTGCATTTGCCTCTGCATGAATCACTTCTGGTTTAGTGACTAGTTTTACATGCATATCATCCACATAAACATCATCCTCACATTTGTTATCCCAACCAGAAGGCATACCGTTGTAACCGATACCAATGATAGTGTCATTCTTTACTATAACACAACCAACTTGTAATCGTCTAGCACTAGAAAGTTGAGCATAAGTTTCTGCAACCTTCATGTGTGCATTTACAAATTTATTCTTCATTTTTAGACTCACCTTTATTTTTCTTCTTGTCTCTAAACATGAAGTCTAATTTAGGTTGAACATCTGCTTGTATTGTTGCTTGGCGATAATTACTTTTGTGATCGCCTGACATTCCCATAAGCAAACGCTTAGTCTCTTTAGGCATTTTGTATTGACTGTTTGATTTTTTCATAATATATCTTTCAGAAAGTGGGGCATGAAGCCCCACCGTTTATGCTGCAACTTTTTCTTGTAGAAGTTGTGGCTTAAACTCTTTTAGTTCATTGCTGATTTCAATCTTACGTGGTTTCTTGTGTTCTGGAATGATGTTCTCAAGTCCAATACGTAGAATACCATCTTTGAATTCAGCACCTTTTACTTCAATAGTGTCTGCAATTGTGATTACTTTGGTGAAGGAACGATTACCAATACCACGATGTAGATATTGATTATCTGGTGTGCCTTCTTTCTTCTCACCTTTGATCGTCAAGTTACCTTCTTGTACTTGAATATCAATCTCATCTTTCGCAAAACCTGCAACGGCAAGTTCTACAACATACTTATTATCGTCTGCTTTGATGATGTTGTGTGGTGGGAAAGTTGATTGTTTGACTTCACTATCAAGAATTTTCTCAACATCACGAATAAAGTTTTCAAAGCCAAGTGTTTGATGGAACAAAGGTCCAAATGAAATACGTGTCATACATTTCTCCTATTAAGCAAGTTAAAATACGTGACCCCGAAGGCATCACGACTTACTTGGCAATCTCAAACGCTGTGCGATTGACAAGATAAGTTCTTTGAGGATTTGATTGAGTAAAGACACGAACGAATTCGTTAGTTCCTTCTCTAATCACATCATCGTAATTTCTAGTATATACTTCTTCTTTAGTATATTTGTTTACCAACTTTGTTGGATTTACTTTCGCTTTGTGCATGATTAATCACCATTTTAGTAATCAGATTTCTTCTTACCTATATTATATTTAGTTACTAAGTCCCAATCGTCTTTATCTTTAAATGATATAATTTTAATCTGATGGATAGGTGCCATGTTATCTTTGACAACTTGTGAATTCATAATCTTCACTAATCCCCATTGTTCCAAAAGATTTGCAATCGTATTTCTACGTTGAATATCGTTCTCTGAAATATTAGATGGTTTGCCATCTAATGCAAAAAGTTCTTTAAAGTGTACAATATAATATTTACCTTGTTTGTGTAAAATGTGACAAGATTGATAGAGGATTCTTTCCTTGCGTGATGAAACACCAATTCTTGTTAGGGTTTCACGTACCTTCAGAAAGTCATCTTCTTCACCTAGTTCGACTTCAACAAATTTAGAAATATCAGCCATATCATTTCCTTAATCCACCCTTTCGAGTTTTTTCTTTTAGTTCTTGGATTTGTTCATCACTAAGTAGGCGTAGAGCTTCAAGGGCTTTTTGATTGGAATATCCATAAAGTAACTTCAAACATTCTATATCGTCACTTGATTCACGCTTAATCCACTTAGCAAATGGTCTTTTCGTTGACCGCACAGTATTTAGTAAAAAGTCAAATTGCATCTTTTTGTCAGCAGATGAACGAATATTCATCTCATTTGCCCACATGACACAATCATAATGATACGAAATACTACGGTTGACCAGATATGGAACATAGTCTTTTTCCGACTCTGCATCTTTGATGAGATTATTCTTGCCTTGAAGAATCTCTTTCACATAATCAAAAGGGTTACTCATTATAAAATATATCCAAAGTGTTTTGTTCTGAAAGTTTCTTTATTCTACTACAGTCTGTTTCATGATTACAGTCTGGCAGTTTTCCATATTTTTTGAAATAATTAACTAACAATTCGGCTTCTTTATCTCTGCACTTATATGGTTGAAGTGGTAAGTATGCTTGATATACTTTATCAATATTCTCTTTACCATACTTCTGTTTAAAAAGAAAACCACCACCATGCTGAGTTATTATATCATTTTTTACTGAGCCTTTGAAGTCTGATTTTCTGTTTATCATACCATCTCTAGTAATTGATCTACTCTGTCCTATGTAAAATACATGTTGACATAGTGGATTTGCAATTCCTTCTGGTTTCTCTGTAAAAAATCCATAGATGTAACATCCTGTTTGTTTCTTAGGAAATCCCCAATCTGTAGAATATTTTTCATCTATGTGATGCCAAACTGACCAAACTTCATCATGATCTTCATTGAATAGTTCATTACAAGTCAACCACTTATCTTGATTTAATTCGTATGCCTTTGATAGCATATACGCAAATGAACGAATGTTTTTAATTGAATTAAATGCAATCGTCAATTCTTCTTTACTTAAACCAGATCCACCAGAAGCACGTAACAGATTTTCAATGAAGATTGACTTATCGTTCATAAAAATTTTGATAATGTATCAAACTGAAAATTTTTCATCTTAATATTTGAGAAAGAATTCTCTAATCTTGTCTCCAAATGTTGTTCATCTAAATTCATTAAAGGAAGTTTTCCAAATCTTTCACCATATGCATATATGTATTCTGATTCGGCTAAACTCAATAATGCTCTTTTTAAGAATGGTCTAACATCTGAACCAGGAACAGTCACATAAACAAAAATTTGTTTTTGAGTATCAAACTCTGGACGATACTTCTCATGAAATAATTCATATTTTCTTTCTCTG